TGACAGCATCGTCACCTAAAGGGTCTGGCACTATTGAGTCACCCTCAAGCCTTTTATTGTATAGGGTGGCGTTGTCGCTTCCGTTTCTTATTCTTTTTTTAATTATGTTCTTCACTACATCGTCAGCAGAACCACTGGAAACCGTAGGTAGGCTGTCTGGGTCGCTTAATATTAAAGAATAGTCAGTGCCATATTTCTTTAAGGCTTTTTGTAATGGTGGGGCGGGTAGATTGTTTTCATCTATTAGGGGCATGTTGCGGCCAAACTTTCTCGATAAAACATCTTTAAACTGTCCGGCCTTTTGTGACATTTGAAAAGCTGTGTTTCTCATTAGTGGCTGGTATGCTGCCATCTGTGGGGCAATAGGTATTTGACCGCCTATTTCTCCAATCTTGCCAACTATTTCCTGGCCTTCCTCTGTCATTGGCTGGTGTGTCCAATAAGCAGCGTTTGAAAGAGCGGATTCTTTAACCCTGTTGGCAGCTTCGATTGTTCCATAATTGCCGCTTAATATCTCCCTGGTAAGCTGTTCTAATGCTCCACTGACAAACCCTACAGCTCCACCTGTAGCGCCTGTGGCCATAGTCCCTAATGAATCAAGAGCACCCAAAGCATAGCCGCCTATACTAAAATCTCCTTTTTCTTCTGGCTCTACTTCCTCATAACCTTCAGGGATGGGTGGCGTCAATGGCTCCATTGCTGTTGATGGGTCAAAAGCTTCTGCCTTTGCTGTTGATGGGTCAAAAACCATTTTCACATCTCCGTCCATGTTCCATCTTTATTGAATTTTGCTTTATTTCCATTGGCGTCTGTGTAAACCTTGCCTGGTATAAATTCTGTTTTACCGAAACCTGACAGACTTTCCTTAAGTTCATCGAGTCGCCTCTTAAACTCTTTAGGGCTTCTTTGCCTATTAAGACCACCCGCGCCAATCTGCCTTAAAATTGCTATGTCAGACTCACTTAAAACACCTGTCATTAAATCAAGGTTTTCACCAGTAAGAATGCTTTCTAATTCCTTGATATCTGCTATTAACTCTGCTTCTGAACCTTCTAGCCTAAAGTCAATTGAACCTTCTAATGGCCCTAGAACATTAGGCAGCTCTTTGCTGTTAGTTATTTTGTTGATTAAATCTAGTGCTACAGACTTAAACTGGTCTTTCTTCTGAATTGACTTTAACTTTTCTTGTGTTTTTAGTTGAGCGGCAGGGTCTAGGTTTTTTTCAATTATTTTCTGTTGACTTGATGGCGGCAAAGACTCCCACTGTTTCTTCTGCTCGTCTGTAAAGCTTTCGGGCGCTTTCATTCCTGGCTGCAAGTCCATTACTTGCTGTTCTCCTGTAACAGAGTCAACCAGAACCAACTTGCCACCAACAACCGATTGTTCAAACCTTCCAACCTTGGATGCTTCAGGCTTTCTTAAAAGCTGTTCACCTATAATTGCAGACGAATCAAGTTCTTCGGGGGTTAAGCCCATCATATCTACGCCCATTTTACCCAGAGCACTAAAAAATAATTCTCTTTGTTCGGGAGCCATTTGCTTTGCTAGATATGAGTAGGTTCCCACAATTTTCTGTGCTTCAGCCTCTTGTTCTTTACTTAATCCAACCTCTCTAGTTTTACTCTCAGAGATTTGTTGTTGAGTAAGAGGGTCTAAGCCTTGTAATTGCTCTAATTTGGCTTGTTGTTGGAGCAGGTTTAATTGGTTTAACTGTGGGGCTTGCTGTATTTGTTGAGCAGCCTGGTAGCCTTGCAGAAGTCCTTTAAATGGGTCTGTCATCCGAAAATCTCCCCAACAGTTGGGTTAAAGGATGGGTTAATATTTAATCCTGAAGTATCAGAGGGTGCTTTTTGGGGTATAAATTGCTGCGCACCTTGAATGAGTGAGCCTAGCATTTGATTACGAGCTAAAGCTGAACCCATCGCACCCTGGGCCTGAGCTGCTCCAATGTTTTGCGAAAGAGTTCCAATGTTAGATGCACCAGTCAGACCTGCTGCTCCTTGTCGAGCTGCAGAAGTTTGTCCGATTCCTGCTGCCCTGAATAGCTGGTCAATCTCTCTCTGTCTCAAGTCTTCAAGAGTCGTTCCTAAGCCCGTTAAGCCGCTTATCTCTTGCTCTCTGAAACCTAGAGCCATTGGGATTAGTCGTTGCTGTAGAGACTCTGCTGTGCCTCCTGAGCCTAATTTGCCCCTAGCTGCCTGGTTTGCCATTAGGCGTCTTGTTACGTCCTCCTGCATTGCTTGTAAGAGTGGGTTTTTTAGAATCTCGCCGCCGTTCTGTCTAAGTGAAATGGCTTGTTTTAAGAGCGGGTTATCACTGCCGCCCATTAAAGCCTCAGCGCGTGAATCAAAAGCTTGGGGAGTGAAACTAGGCATAGGTTGTTGTTGCTGGCTTTGTATATTCGGCTGGTATGTTGTCCCTGTTATAGTTTGCTCTATAACGTCCTCTGGAACGCCAGACTCTCTAAGCAAATTCTGCTGGTTTTGTGTCTGTATGTCTTGAGCTGTTTGATTTACAAATTGGTCATACCTGGTCGGCGAGTATTGCTTGATATTATGAAGGTACATATCAAGCATCATTTGGTCTTTTTGTTTTAAGTCTCCCCACTGCTGAGGGAGTCGCCCCATTATCCTTTCTGCTTCCGTCAAATAGTAATCAAGCCTATTCTGGTCATCACTACTTAAATTAGACCTTTCTTGGTTTATTAAATCTTCTACAGATTGTCCAGTTTGTGATAATGCAGGCTGTTGGACTGGGGTAGGGGTAGGTGCTTGAACTGCTACGCCTGAAGCCGGTCTTGTGAGTGGCTTAGATTGAACTAGACCACTTTCAAATGTCTGTGGTGCCGATATTCCAAGGGCTCCGGCCAATGGGCCTAAAGCACCCACACCAAAACTTGAATACGGTGCTAAATCTCTTCTCAATTGTTCTGTAGCTCGCTCCTGGGCTTCAATACCCATTTGAGCAGCTTCAACTTGTGCGCCTGATGCAGCTTGCGCCCCTTTTTTTGATTGGTTAGCTGCAACTAAACCACCCACCGCACCTATAACTGCGCCCCAAACCATAACGCCCCCTTATGTAATCTCGTTGCCTGAGCCGTGAATAGAAATAACCGAATCGGTCGCAGCTAATGCTTGAATAGTCGTTCCGCTCGGTAGAGTCGCGTTAATCACTGGAAAAGCTTGAATTGACTCTAAAGGGGATATAACCCTCTTGAATATTTGGTTATCTACTCCGGCAGTACCGCCAGATGGCACTATGTAAATAGTCGCCTCAACTGGTGAAGATGAAGTGTTGTGTAATGCGAGATGTTTAATAACTGTAGTCGTAGATGTTGGAACAGTGTAATAAGTCGCGGTACTAGCCGTTAAATTAGTGGGAGAAAATAACCGCTTCGGGGTTGTAGTCATTATTCATCCTCAAGACTATCAAAGTGGAATGTGATCGTACACTCACAAGCACCCGTTGCTGAATTACTAATAGCAATAGCTGTGTTCTGGGGTAAAATAATGTGCCCCATCACAGGTATGTCATCTGAATAATTAGCTAGAACTCGTCTTTTCCCCAACACACTCCCCAGGGTTAACCCCGTGACAGAGGCATCACCCGTAGCAGTAACTGATGCTGTCTCGGTAGCTGTGTGGTACATGTTAACTGGTGTAATAGCTGAAGCACCGCCAGCCGTTCCTGTTACTTGGTAAATAGTGAATACAGCATTGACAGCAGTACCTACCATAATATGGTCTACTACTAAAAGGTCTGTAGTGCTGTCGTTTTTTAAGTAGATTATTTCCTCATCGCCGCCTGAAGTCGTATAGCTAGACGTTAAAGAGTAGAGTTTCTTTTTCATCGCCGCATCTGCGCACTCAGCAGAAACAAAACCTCTCGTGAGTACCCTGCCATGAGAGTCTGCATTAATCGCTTTGCCGTTAAAGCCTTCAATCTTCATTTAATTCCACTCCTGAGCTGTACTCGTCTTCTAGTCTAATGTTTATGTTTCTTAACTCTATTAAAATTAGTTTTAATAAGTCCTCAATGGTCTTTTCTTCTTCTTTCTCGTCAACAATGTAACTCATACAAAGAACCACTCATCTTCTTGAGGAAAGTATTTAAAGTGTAGAGCTGTGCCTTTTTTATTTATGTATATTTGACTATGACCGTTTATTTTCTTTGTGGATTTTATTTTTATTTTTGAGTTGTCAGCGTTTCTAACTACACATTCACCATGTTGCGGTAGTGTAATCTCTGATTTTTTCTCGGCATTAACAAAGTCAAAAGGAGCGCAAGTATAATTGCTTGATACTGAAACCGTATTGAATATTGAGTTTTCAGGAACGTAATCATAAGAATTAGAAAGACATTCTAATTGTTTTTTAATTTCCCAGACTTGAGCAGCATATCCCGTTGAATCGTATACATCGCGATTTTGTGTTGACTTAACATCGTCCGAACCGCCGCCCGTTCTTATCCAAATGTCATGAGCCCATCTTATAAAATATTCAAAGAATGGCCTTAGTTCTGGGTCGTTTAATATTTTCCTTGGTATTGGCGCTACAAACGGGTCAACCTTCACCATCCTGCTCCTTTCAAATCAATAGCAGCACCGTGAAAACCTACGAAACAAGGGTCAGATACTCTTATTCTAATTACTACGTCATAGAAAGACTGCATGTTATACCACTCTACACGCTTAACGCTTTCACCCTCACGACCTATTTTCACCCAGTCTTCACCAGTAAATGACCTACCGCCATCGATTGAACATGAGAACATTATCTCAGGGTCTGGAACGTCAGTATTGCCTACACCCGTCTCCATAATGGCCTCAGCCCGACTCATTAGAATCCTTGAGCCCGGTATTCCGAGTTGAAGTCCGTTGACTGGTGCTGAGTCTCGCTGTCTTATGATCGTGGCTCCGTTTGATGTGTAAGTATTAAAGTCCCACTCGTACACGTCGCCAGAATCGTAATCACAAACAAGGTGTTTCCCAAAAGCATAAACATAGCCGTTAATTAAATGTCGGCCTAGACTTGTTCCGGTGCTTAACCTTACCCATTCGCCCGTTCTCTCAGAAAAAGCCAGTGTGAGCTGCCCAGTTTGTAAAATGTAGAAATTCTGTCCGTCCAGATTACAAACATAGCCTTGAGAATTTTCTGTGGCATCCTCTCTTAGCTCTTTAGCTATTGCTGAGGGGGTTATGTTTTCAGGCTGGTATGAGGTCATTCTATAAACCTGGTCATCGTCGCTTAGAAAGTATAGATAACTCTCTGAACTAGCAATGCTGAACGATGACTTAACCCCACGCCTGACCGTTGACTGCTGTATTCTGTCAAAGGGTGGTGATCCTGTGCCTGAGTTATACCAGACTTCAAAAGAGGACTCACCAGCAATGTAAAGCCGTTCATTGAAGGCATAAACTTGTTTTATGTCGTCTGGGTAACTCTCTGCAGTCGCATAATTCAAACCGTCTATACTTGTTGGGTCGCCTGCGTCAGCACTACAGAATCTCGCGCCTGTTCCCTGGTAGATAACCTGATTATTAATGTATGTGACCGTTTGGGCGTTCTCTAAATCTGTGTCTGTAACCGTTGAGAGGCTTGTGTTGTATATTTGAGTGCTTGAACCGTTTCTTATTATTAAATTAGTACCATCTGAAACCATCGAACAACGATCTGTGCCTAGGATAGTCCCTGAAATTGTCGTTCTGTTTCCGTTTTGGTCTATTTCTATGAGAGCTGTATCGACTATTAAATATACTTTGTCGTTGTGTAGCTCCATTCCTCTAGTCGTTCCAGCCACACCTGAGCTAAAAGGCTTCTCTCCTGGCCACGGTAATAAAGCTGCAGGGCTCCGGCCTGACACATGTGTGTCAATGTATAGATTCACCGATGATTGACTAGACCAAAAGCGTGAGCGTGATTCGTTTTCACCGCCTACAAAGTTTAAAGGTACTGTTCTCAAGGGGTAGCGCCTTCTGAATACATTGCTGGTGCTGGGCCAAACCTGCCGCGCATTTCTTGCTTTTGAGCATCAAGTAGTTTTTTCTCAAACGTACCATCGTAATAGCTTGCCGCTTCCTCATCTCTTGCCCACCTATACAATTCTGAAAGGGTGCCGTATAGATAAAGGTCTGGATACTTCGTTAAAACGTCGTTAGTCGTGTTTGAATCGCTTAATGCTGTTAGTGATACGTAGTAACTCATTTCAACCGTGTAGCCGCTGTCTGGTACTCGGTTGAACTCCAATTGTGATGTTACCGTGAAGTATTCTGGGACACCTGAGTTGGGCTCAACTGTCATGGATTCGGGAGATTTAAAACGAATCTCTCTAGGGTTTGCGCCAACAAGGGTTAATCGTCGCATCTCCAGAAAGTTGTCTGGTAATTGTAGAAACCTGTCTGCTGTTGGCATCGTTGCCGTTGAGCGTTGCTCGTTTGTTCTTAATTTGAGCCTTGCGTTTATCCTTGCTTCGCATAAATCGATAAAATCGTCTATTACATCACTAATGTCTGTTCTGTGTGAGAATCTCTCAACAGCTTGCTTCAGATTCGCGTAGTTATTTAAGGCCATGCTTTAACCACCACGTAAAACCCGCCTGGGGTTTGTGAATAGGAATGAATGTCGAACCGTTCCCAAATTTTAGGAAGCCACCATCTGAAATCTTCTTGAATGAGGTGAGCGTTTCTACCGTCCGAAAGGACTTTGACTGCTGGGCCTGTGTGGATAGTAAAAAACCCAAACTCTTTTGTGACTCTTTTTAAGTCGTCTAGGACGTTATCTAATAACTCAGGTTCAATATGTTCTAGTACGTCAATGCAGGTAACAAACTGTCTGGGGTTTGGTGTCTCAGACCATTCTGGGCGGGCAGGGTCGTATAACTCTATTTTAACCTTGTGGTTAGGGTTAATATTCTGAGCTAGCCTGCCTTTTCCTGCTCCGTAGTCGAGCATTTCTTCAATGTTCAAGGTGTTGATAATGTTTGTTACTAAAGGAGCAAATTGAACCGAAGCCACCCCATAATTAGGGTTTTCGTGTAGCTTTTCTTGTTCTTCTCTGTATTTTTCACTAATCAGCATGAGTGGCCAGCCTTAGCTCGTTTCTCCATTCTCTAGCAAACTCCTGGTCTGCATAACCCTGAAAACATGGAGTCCCTAAAGTAAAATGGACAATCTTTGCGTTTGGGTTTGGGTCGTATTCTCCGACTAGGTGGTTGTATTCTTTTGGTATCTCACCAATATTGGTGCACCACTCAAACCTGTGCAGGTATTTGCCGCTGGCATTATTCACAACTTCAGGAGTAAGGTTTTTTACTGGCTGTCGGTAGCAATTAAATAGAATTAGGCTTGACCAGTTTTTCATAGGGTATTCGTGCTGAACATTGCCTAGAAACTTGGTTTTAACCTTTGATTTGTAGTCATGCTTAACCACTGCTACATCATCAGTAAGTGACATATAATCTAGTAACTCGTGAATGTCACACCTGACCAGCATATCACAATCCATGAATAGGGCGATTCCCTTATAGCCAGCGAGGTAGGGCGTCAAGAATCTTGAAAATGAGAACTCTGTGCTACCGTCCTCTATCCCCCTTGTGAACTCTGGAATGTTACGTTTATTAATTGGTATGAACTCACACGGCCTCGATGAATGCCTCATTATACTGTTGCATAGAACGTGATAGGCTACCGTTTCCCTTTTGTCGAATCCTATAAATATTCTCATTAATATCCTTAACTGAGCGTTTAAAGTCTCCCCTATGGAGCTTAACAGAATTGAACCATGGGAATGACTCACCTTCTGAATGGTATCTATAACCAGCGTACTCTGGTACTAATACATGACAAGGAACACCAACAGCACCAGCGAAATAGACCACCGTATTACACACTGTAACAACGGCATCCAGGCAGGAAACAAGGGCTAATAGTTCTTCAAGGTCTGAACCCTTTTTAACTGATCTGGGCCAGTATTTAATGCCGTATTTTTCTAATTCCTTGGCATCTACTTCTTTGTAGTCTAAGCAAACTAACTGGTAATTTTCTGTAAGTGGTAAGAATGTCTCAAGGGTAGTGGTTCTATACTTCATGCCCGTTTCTTTAGAGCCACCCATCATAGAGAATCCTACCACGGGTTTATCACCGTCTAACAATGATGACCACTGCTTAACCCTTTCTGGGTCTGGGGTTAGAATTGGGTTGCCTGGGAATGACTTATGGTCGCGCCTAAAGAAATAGGGTAATTGCCCCATTGAGATTTGATAGTCGAACTTATGTTCATCCACCAATGGGCTATGGTCTGAGAACCTATTTCCGTATACAGGGCAAGAAAATGAACGGTCAAATATTGAATGCGTTCTTTTGTCTACTTCTAAAATTACATTATTTGTTTCCAATAAATCAGGAACACAGGTAGCGAACATGATCTCGTCGCCCACTCCCTGTTCCCCATACACCACCACTGTGCCTTCTTGGCCTTCCCACTCGGGAACACCGTAGTCTCTTTTAACGCGCTCTTTAACGCCTTGTGTCATGTAATACTCATCCCACCCTGACCAGTCTCTTAACATGAGTTTAGCTAAACCGCGATTATGTAAAGCTGAGTTTAAATTAGGGTCAATCTTTAATGCTCGGTTGCTGTATTCAATGGCTCGTTGAGGTCTGCCCGTTTGAAGATACATCAAGCCTTTGTTGGCAAGTGCTGAAGCGTTAGACGAGTCTTTTTCTAGTGCCTTGTCGAATATTTTAAGGGCTTTATCTCGGTCAATATTTTCTATTGCCATTCCCATATTAGACCAAATTTCTGAACGGTTGGGTCTCATTTCTGCACACCGTCTAAAAACGTGATAGGCCAAACCATCTTTTCCAGAATCCAAAAGAATATAACCTGTTAGAAATAGGGCCAGCTCTCCGGATTCTGTCTCTGGCTCTTCATTCAGAACTTCGTTGCAAATACTTAAAGCTAATTCTGGATTGCTTGAAGCTATGCTTTTAGCTTCTCTAACACGTTCCATCATATTTTAGATACTGTCCTTAGATACTTGTAGTCTGGCGAGTTGAGAAGCTTTTCAATTCTGGGTAGGTCTTCTTTCCTGTTCCAGTCGATATTATATTTTCGCTTCCATTCCATTAATACGATATTAGGAACACGAGCAAAATGGTAATGATCTGACTTTATCCCTGCGCGTTTGTATTCGTCGTTATTCTGTCGTTCTTTGTTGTGCTTAATAATGTTCCGAGTGTCTTGTGATGAATGGATAGTAAAACCACCTTTACCATCACCCTCAAAGTAATCTGTGATACCCGTTTGCGGGTCGTAATTCAGTATTTTAGCCATATAACCTCAAAGGGGGCCGAAGCCCCCAATAGAATGAACCTTATTACGATGTGGTTAAATCTGTCACCTTACCTGAACTCGCTTCATTCTTAGAACACAGAGTATACTCAACGATCATCTGGCGTTGTTCACTGTCTCCAGTTTTCGCCAGTTCGTTAAGCTCCATTGGTCGCAAGTAATTAACAGACCAATAATCCATATCTAAAACAAAAGCAGTCTGGTCTCGTTGGAAACGGTTAGGAACTACTTTTAAAGTTCCAAAGTTTGACTTATAAAAGTCTACCGCGCCAATCAACGTAATGTCAGAACCAGCACTAGCTGGTGTTTCAAGTGTAGAGATACCACTAAAACCGCTCACAATAGCACGGTTGAAAGGGCCAACCATGATAGTTGTGGGGTCTCCGCCCTGAGTCCAGCACTTTTGAATAACGTCATCTAATGAGGCTTTGGTAAATGTACCTGCCACCGTTGAATCAGTTGGTGCTGTAGTTGGGATTGATGGAGAACCAGCCGCGCCAGGAGTGGTTTGAGCTGTACCTGTACCTAAAGATGTTTTATTAGTAGATAACCACGACTCAAGAGAAGCAAGAGCGCGACCTGTACCAGCACCACCAGCCGAAGCTGCTTGATTCTGGGTAAGGGCAAACTCCATATCACGCTTGATCTCTTTACCGCGTTTTGCTACTTGGTAGGCTAATTCATCAGATCTACCTGCTTGATCAATTGCTCTAGCAGTACCAGAAACAATAGCCGTTTTTTGCGAGATTTGGCAGTAGTTAGCAACTCGTGTAGTAGGACTAAGAGTTTTAGCTGTTGGGTTATCACCCTCAATTGCAATGTTACTAGCTGCTGCATCAAGGGTATCTGTTTGCCATTCGCTAAGAACTGCAGAAGCAGAACCACGGCCTACACCGTTTAAGAAAGGAGTATCTAACGGACTAATATCGTAAATCATCAGTATTGTTATCGTGGATTTTTTAATTGCCACTTCTACATGTTTCCATGCAGCTCAGACTATATCATCACTGTTAGGCCAGTGCTGGGCGCTCGTGGGCGGGTTATTGTTGGGACTCACCGCCTAGTCGTTGCACCTTCCAAGATACTAAAACCCATCTTGGCTTGGCTCAGGATTACCCTCGTCTTTACGTTAGGGCTTTCCCTGAATTCACCCAGTTTTCAAAAGTGCCTTGCTCTATGACATTTACCACAAAGAGCAACTCTTCTTTAGTTATCGTAAATGTCATACTTTTGTCCTAAAGCATCTTTTGGGACTTGAAAGTATAACGATATGTTGTACTTTGTGTCAATCCATTAAATCTTCACGATTACCCACCGTAGAATAGGTAATAACTGTATTAGTTGGGACTGTCATTTTTCATTCCTCATAAGCCTAAGTATTGTTTGATTGCGGCCTGAGCATCGTTTCTACTTCCTGTCTTTTTCAGCCTTTCTCTAGCTGAATTTGTTTTAACAGGTTGAGACTCACCACCTCCGGCTTGTTGGCTCCTTGGTGGTTGCTTGGCACGCTTGGTTTCTATCGGCTTTGAACTTATCTCATCGAACAATGCAGCCTTACGTATAACCTTTATGAGCCTGTGATCGTACACAGACGCCATATCATTTTCGCTGAATCCAGCCTCGGTTAACGTTTTAGCCATTTTCTTGAGATCAGCATTCATCTTTCCATCATCAAGCCATTCTGGCACTGCTTCCTTCCATTTAGCTTGTTCTGCTTGGATTAATTCCTGCTGTTTTTTGCTCATCTCTTGAGTGAGTTGGTCTTTATACTTCTTAACCTTATCACGTTTAGAGTCGAACTTGTTCCGCTGCCGATAGTATTCTTCAGGGTCGGACTCTCTCAGCTCTTTCATTTCATCGCTATCCAGGTATTGAGCCTCACCGTACAACAGAGATTCAATTTCCTGTAACTGACTAGCAATTTCATTTTCTTTAGCTTCAAGCGCCTTTCGCCTTTCCGCAACTTCAGAGGTCTTCTTTCGGTAGTCGGCTTCCATCATTAACCCTTTGGGGATTAAATCAAGATCAACGTCTTCCGTCAGTACATCGAACTCTATGTCGCGGTCGTTTAGTTTCGCTTTCACTCGTCTGGGTTTGGATTCTGTGTCGCTCTGGGGCGTTTCCTCCGTTTCCTTCTTAGTTTCTACAGGGTCTTCACCCTTTGCTTCGGTTGGCTTATCAGCTCCGAGAAATGACCGTAAACGGTCGTGTACGGCTCCGCTAGGGTTGGCCATAAAATCTACCTCATGATTCGTTTAATGTTTAACTCGTTTAAATCGTCTACTTTACCTTCTCTAATGTGATGCTGTAGAACTCTTTCAAAAGCTGCTACGGCTCGCAACATGTAATAAAGGTCTTCTCTTAAGTCTGCTTGGTCGTGTGCGCTTAGAGAAATATTCTTATAACAGGCTTCCCTTATTTCATTGATTGCAGACTTTATAAAGTCATTGTCTAGTGTGGCTTTGGCTTTTTCTGCTCTGTTCAAATCAATGCCCCTGGCACATTTTTATTCGTGTCTGCTTCAATCTTTGTAAGTTCGGCAGCAATCTTGTCATCGTGCTGCATCTGATCTTGTATAAGTTTGGCTTGGTCAACCATGGCCTTTTCACGAATCTTCGCTATTTCTCTCTGAGTAGTAGCTTCTTGTTTAATTGCTTCAGCTTCGGCCAGCGGGTTTTGCATATTTTGCTGCATGGCCTGATTTTCTCTAGTGAGTCTCTCAATCTCAGCTATGAGTAACTGCTGAGGTACTTCGGGGTCATTAAAATACAACTCAATCTCTTTAAGGCCCACCTCTTTAACTAGCTGTGAATAAGCGTTGTATAACTTCTTGCTGTCAGCAAGGGGTAACCCTAATTCCATGGCCGACTTAATCTCAGATATTAGATAACCAATGTTGGCGACTTTCTCTTGTCTATCTCCAGAACCCACTCCAACATCAATAGTGCAATAGGTTTTATGCTTCCACTCTGCAGGGTCAATGACTTTGGTTTCACCGAATAATCGGATTTGGATAGATTCATCTTGATACTTTGAAGCAAGAGCAGCAATCTTTTCGAATATTTCTCTTATTGCACCATCTGCAGCAAGTCTAGCAACAGTCTCAACACGCATCTGAGCCGCGTCCCTCTGTCCCACAAAGGCTACTGCTGTCTTGTTAAGAATCTCCGTATCTACGCCTTGAGAATACCTTGTAACCCCTGAGCGAACCTCTCTCATTGTGTCCGAGTATTCTATTGCTTGGAGTATTTGCGGTGTCTGGTTGTCAGTTGGGATAGGCATAAGTGAATCACCAATTGGCCCACTCCCATCAACTCTCACAACACCACCAGGTCTAGGCGTTAGAAGGTCGTCCAGTTGAACACGGTCATTCACAACCATTCTATTGAAGTTTGAAGCGTATATGTTGTTCAGCATTTGTCTAAGTAGGTGAGACTTTAAGTATTGAATGTCTGCTACTTGGTCTGCTGGACATGTCCCGATAGCCTTGTGTGGCATTGGAACGGGAACCATCACACAGAAAGGATGGTCATCAACACGCCTTTTTTCTAGTACCTGGTTGCCAGCGTAGAAGACCTGCCACAGCTCGCTGATACCGTCCTCATCAGCATCCATGTAGACATAATATTCACCCAAATAAATTACATCTTTTGAACTGTCATTAGTTGGGTTTGATTCATAGTCTTCTTCTAAATCGTAATTCCTAGCTAGCTTTACCTCGTTGTCTAGTTCTTCATCTTTTCCTAGTGATTTTACTTGTTCCTTGCTGAAACCCATTTGAATTAGCTCAGAACGGGTTTTAGGTGATCTTTGGCCTATGAATGGGGGTTCTTCAAAATCTCTCGCTCTACGTGCTATTAGAAGCTCATCGGGTGGGATATTCTCAATCTTTGGGCGTCCAGTTGATTCTACCCATTCACCCTCAACATCTGTAAGACCGTCCTTGTTCTTTCTAGCCTTTGTAATCCTGAACTTTGGCTCCATCTTGAGCCGCATAACTTCCATATCATCTAGATTATTATACTCATCTGCCTCTATTTCTTCTGAGTCATCCCAAAATACTTTTACCACTCCTGTGTATTGGAGTAGGGCATCTTTAAACATGTTATATAGTATGGTGTTGCCTTTGTGTTGATTAGCAAAAACCCACTGGCAGTACTCGGTTTTATCTTCTGCCTCTTGATCGAATCTTGAATCTGTAGCGGTGAATTTGGCAACGTACTTACCTTGGGTAAACGTCCTCATCAGATGGGGTATCATAGTCTCTACAACGTCTGAAACGTCTGATGTGACCATCTGTGATAAGCCTTCAATCTCATCACCAAACGGTCTTTGATTATAGTAATCGAGCAGGGTTTTCCGGTTGGAGTTGATCTTGCTCCCTTCCCCCAGAAACCCCAGAGCCATTCTTTCTTCGGCTCCTACGATTTGTGCTATTTCCTGATCTGTCTTCAAGAGTTTTCACTCGCTCTTTTAATTCGTTTAATTCTGCTCTTAAGGCTTTAATCTCTGCTGCTGTTCTAAAATCCATTAAGCCATGCCTATTTTTGGCTGTTGTAGTTTTCTCTTTTGTCTGGGTTCTTCAAAGCATATCGCTGAAAGGCCGTGAGAGTCTGCTGAGTGACTAGCCCAGTCGTGATTGGGCCCTAAGTCTATACCGCGCTTATCGTCTATTTTGGCGCTGTAATATGCCAGTGCAGAACAACCAGATTCACACTTTTTACTAAACCACATTTTATGAAACAGATTTCTTGTTTGTTCGATTCGCTGTTTAGCTGCGCCCTTGCCTTGATTCGGAACGACTACTACAGGATAACCAGCATCCTCAAAGGCTTTTCGATAGTTAATATCGATTACTTTATCGTTTGTCTCACCGTCATGAGGGAGCCATATTTTAGCTCTGTCTGGCGTGTAACCTTCAGACCGTAACCATGTCAAATGATGCGCTATGTCCTGGCCTTGGGATTCGTAGTGGTTCAGGTAGTTAATTTTCTGCGGCTCTATTTGACTAGCCCAGAATACAAAGTTGTCGCTCTTTGCACCTGTTCCACCAATGTCTGCGTAAAGCCTTACAACCTTGAGCGGATTCTCTGGAACGTCTACCAGCCAGCGCCCTTCAGCCCTGGCTTTAATGATGTGTTTCGTGTAGTAAGAGCCTGGCTTAACTTCTAAATACTCGCCTTCCCAAACATGCCCATAAGTGTCTGGTCTTTTCTCTTTATCGTCGAGTCGCTCTTGTTCGAGTGACGTTAGATGCCACCATGGATTATCACGCCAGTTTATCTCAACAACTATTGAGTCTTTAGGGGGGTCTTGTCTAAACCTTTGGTCTGTTGGGCTTCCCTTTCTCTCAGGGTTCCATGTTATCCAAATCTCCGAATCTTGCTCTCGAACTGTTGGGACTACTTTTCGCCAGCACTCGTCCGTGACTGGTTCAGCCTCATCTACCCAAAGTATTAAGATTCTACTCTTAGACTTTATTGAGTCTATGTTGTGTCTTAAACCTTGAAAGACATACTGAATTGAACCGCACTTTGTCCTTATGTACTTCTCGCCACAGTCATAAAACTGGCTTAAGTATTCGTCTTCTTGTATTGAGAATTTAATCTCTGCAAAAGAGGATTCATCTAAAGAGTTTTGTAATTCTCGACCACAAAGAATAATACCTTGCTTACCTTCAGAAGCTAGACTTATCCCCCTGGCTGCGGTCATCTTTGCAAAAGTTCTGGTCTTTCCCGAACCCCTGCCACCGTAGGCTAATTTATACCTACAAAGGTTCCATTCACCGTCTTTTATAAAAACAGGTATTAATTTACTTGGTATCTCTATTTGATGCATCAACGCCCTTTATACCAATAGCCTGAATTATTAAAGCGTTCCCGTTTTCCCCTGTAACCTCCATATCTACTGCTTTTAAGTCTGGCAAGTACTTATTTATAAGCTTCATTCTTGTTTCAATGCCTATCTTCAGCCTAGCAACGTCATCCTTGTTTATTTCCTGGTCTAAATCTTCTATTTTATTAACATTATCAATTACTTTCTCTACATGCTTTTGCCTGCTTAACAGCTCCCTTAAGCTTTCTTGTCTTTCGTGTTTATGCCTTTGTGCTAGGCTTTGGCCCTTCTTCATAGTTCCCTCAGTGGGTTGACTATTAAATATTAATAACCCGATGTTGAGTAAGTGATGTTACCGTTTGCGCCTGTTCCGGTTATTGCAAAGTGCAGGCCGTTGTTGGCGCTTATTGGGTGTGGGAATGTAACAGTTTTTGCACTGTTTTCAAATGCTACTGAATCAGCATGTAAGACTGTACCTGATGCTGCCGTGTTGTCGTAGACTGTTATAGTAGCGTCTACTGCGTTATTAGATATGATAGTAACAGAACATAATAAGCATTTGCCTGTAACTACTGTTCCCGCTGTAAAATCAGCTGATTGTACTTTTAACATTTTAACACCTATACGATAGTTGCCAGACTTGCGCCAAAGTCAACAGTGAAAGTTTCTGTATCATTTAATGTTATGCTTGAGCCGTAATCAAACCAACAGACAAGGTTATCGCTCGCTGCTGTATCGTTATATATTACAGCATACTGGAACGGCCCTATTGTGCCGCCTGATGCCGTGAAAGTTACATCCGTAGCTGCTAGGGTAGCTGTGCCGCCTGACTCTGTGTAGGTGTTGGTAATATCATCACCACCTGCAGTGTACCCATTGCCCGCGCTTATTTCCGTTATATCTGTTTTAACGGTATTAGTAGCGACTGGGGCAGAGTTTGTCAGCATTACTCTTAATGTGTCTGTATTCAGGTTGTGTGTACCTAGTCCAACCTGTTCTACAAAGTCTTGAAATTTATTGTATGTAGCCATTTATTGAACCGTCCACGTGTCTGAATTGTTAGATTGTACTTCCCAGATTCCCGATGAATAGCTTAAAGTAACATTAGAGCCTGTAAGCGTATAAGCACCAGACTCCATGTCTAAAACATAAGTTCTTAAAAATGCCTGACTCACGCCTGTTAGTGTGTAGCTTCCAGAATCGCAGGTTAAAGTATATGTAGAGCTGGCGGGGTTGTATGTTAGTGTTACGTCCTGCCCTGTTAGCGTATAGCTCCCTGAGTCGGCAGGTAATTTATATCCTTTTAAGAGCCCTACTGTCTGGCCTGTTAAAGAATAACTACCAGAATTAGCTGGAAGTTTAACCCCTCTTTTTAACCCTGTGGCCGTACCTGTTAAAGCATAGCTTCCAGAGTCAGCCTGAACCTTAGAACCTTTATTAAGTCCTGTTGTTGTACCTGTGTATGTGTAGCTGCCTGAATCTGCTGTTAGGGTGTAAGCGCCTGTTGCTGTTGCTGGCCCAATAGTTAAAGCAGCCCACTTTCTAGCAGTACCAGCCACTGTACTAGGGAAACTCAAAGAGAATCCATTTGTATCAAAGCTGCTAAAAGTGCCTATGTTAAGGCTTGTAGTTCCTCCAGTGAGGTCGTCTACTGCGTTTGAATGCCATTGTGATGCAGCGTTGCTTGTACCTACATTGTGCTCCGAACTGTAAGCCAAACAATACTCATTTGTAGAATCAAAAACTGAAACCCCAAAACCTTCCTGGTTCTGCAGCGTGTTTTCTGCGGTACAATCGCTAAGCATTAAAAATGCAAAATCAGGCTCAAAACCTGGTGCTGTTGTTGAATATGTTCCCGTAGAAGTCGGGCTATCTAAAGAATCAATACTTATATCAGGTGAGTTTGTGAATTTTAAAGCTAAAAAATCAACGTAGTCGCTCGCGCTATTGCCTGAGTCGATTGTTATTGTGAAGCCGCTAGAATCAAAAGTCCCGACTGAGCCACGCCAAGTCACAGAACCGTTATATATCTGACCAATGCAGGAGTCATTTCTTAGCATTGTCTGCACAGCAGTGGTGGCAGAGCCATCTTTGTCAGAAAACAACAAACACCTTTGAGTATCAACACCATCATTATGTGCAATACCCATACTAAATATATTCTCAGAGCCACCGCTTACACCATAGCCTCCATGTCCTGTACCCATAAAAAACACAAGGTCTGGCTCGAAGCCTACTGAGGTTATATCGTTTGCGCCCGTGGTAGTTGTTAGCTTATGATTCCCTACGTATGCATTACTTACATCAGAACCGCCTATCAATATTGCAGTAACATGTCTAGTAACACCTGTTGTCGCTGCAATATTTATCTGAACACCATCCGTAAGCCAAGAATTCCAGCTTATGACGTACTCGCTTGAACCTGATGTGACAGAATAAATGTTTATGCATCTATCATTCCTTGAGAGCCTAAATGTGTCTGATGTTGTGACATTATCCTCAGATGCGACAGCCGACATATACTCAGAGGTGCCGTCAGCAAACCCCATACCGAAATGAGCTCCGTCTGTCCTCTGCGCTCCGTCAGTAGTACCACCCCACAAAAAAATAACGGACGATGGTGTTCCAAATCCGCTAATCGTTATGTTTTGCGTACCTGTTGATGTATTTAAAGCTACAGTCGTGGCTCTAAACTTTACGTCAGCCATTAACTTATACCGTTAATCCAAGACCAGAAATTTATCTCGTTATATATTGTTGGCAAAACTTCACTTTCTGCTAAAACCAAATAACCAAAAACTCTGACAAAATACGCTTCTTTATTTGCTACTAAATTAGATTTTTGATACAAGGTTGTAGCTTCTGCCGTTTGGTCAGTATCTAAAGATAAGGCAGATACGATATTAGAAGCGCTTATGTTTCCTCTGTTAAAATCGTGCAGCAGTTCTTTAAATACGTGTATGCTTATTTTATCTAACTGCTCGCGCTCATTTGCAGGTACAGCGCCAGTTAATCTCTGGTATAAAGTATGCATCACTCAACCTCTGCCAAATCGTTATGTATGACCGTTGGTATTCCATTTACAATAATTTCAATTTTCATTTTGATAGTTTCGGGTGGCTCTTTTTCATAAGCGACCAACCTCGGTATAACTTCGCTTTCACCTGCCGAGTTATACGCCAAAACACCGATTACAACACTTTCGCTTATTTCAGTCTGAAAACTTAACTCTGTGCTTTCTTGTAGCAGTATTTTCTCACCGTCTTTGTACTGATATACGCGATACCCGTCACAGTCATCGCATGCAGACCATGTTGCTTTTAGAGTCTGTGCGTTTGCTACTACAGACATAAAAAAGCCGCCAAAATTAGGCAGCTTATTGCAAGATGGGGTAGCTTCATTTTATTACCTAAATTTAAGGGTGAACGCACCCCAAAACAGCTATGCCATGAATTCTGAGTTTGGCGACCTAGGAACATGGATAACTAAAAACCAAAGATCGGAGATACGCTCTTATGAAATGCGAAAGGGGCCGTGGTAGGACACGAACCCCTTTCTGAATACTTGTATTTCTCCATTACAAGCCAGAACCCTATAAAACACTACAAGGCCCATACTATTAATTTTCCCCCATTTTAACGGGGGTTGTCAAGTTCCTTAACACATATCCCGACATCACGCAATATCCTATGTTCTAATCTGCTCACAACGTGATCTAAGTGTCTTATTATGTCCTCTCTCGCTTGTCCTCTCATAGCTGCTCGACCTGTTGCATATTTCAATATCACATCAGAGCACTCTAAAATCCCGTTCTTGAGGCTTTCCACTTCCAGAACCCTACGGGTAAGGTATGAGCCTAGAATGGCCGTGTCGCGTCTCATAGGAGCTTCTGAGTAGTATATTCTCGAAAATGCCTGTCTGTGTGCCTTGTTACCCTCTGCTGAACTGATTATTTTACCAGCAATTAAGCCATTCATGATTATATTAGACGTATTAATGGCCTTCTGTTTACTCTGTTTGGCGTACTGTGGATCGGTAAACTTTCCCCGTGATTTTCTCCTGCATGGCTCGTGTGTTCCCCTGGCCCCAAGGTCAAAGTCTCCCCCACTTGACGGTTTGAGAGTGCTGAACGCATAAGCTCTGATTAAATTCTCTCTAGCTGACATAAGTAAGCACCCCGTCAGAACCACAATACCTCAAGCTTGATACAAAACCCAAAAACTGATCCAAATTATTTAGCGAGCAAACATAAGATTCATCCTTGCTTCTTAAAATTTTAAATAAGTTGCTGTTATTAAAATCCAACCTCAAGCCATGTTTTTTTAATTCTTTAACACCGTAGTAAAACATAATGTAATCATCTAACATTTGGCACCTCCCACATTCCTTGTAATCTTAGCTGCTCGATTTTACTCTGCTCTGGTATTTTCTTATTTAATTTTCTTAGCCTCTGAGTGCATGAGACACACTTGCCGCTTTTCGTGTAATACTTTCGTGATCTGCACCCTTCAACCTTGCATGGCTCCCCGATGCGCGTGTGGCTCGATTCCTTTCGATGAACTGGTTTAAACTGGCCCGTCATTGTATCCCCTCTTTCCGTGAACTAGATAAAGTTCAACATCACTCACTAACCAGCTTTTAGCCTCCATTCTCACATTCCGAGACATATTATCTGTGAGTGCTGGCGCGAATCTACCTGTTGTTATTTTTTCTCTTAAATCTTTTTCGTTAATTTTATACTCTCTAAGTATCTCGTAATAACTTATTGTTTCTGTGGACTTTGGTTTTAATACTTGGATTACACCCCCGTTTTTTAAAAACTCCCTTGTTAGTTCCTCCAGTTCTGCACTTCTCATTCTTTTGACTTCCCAGCATTCAAGAAAAAAGACCTCGTGTTCTTCTTGCATTTCAACAGAAATAGACACAACAGGGATTCAGGACACATTTTTTAAGCAGTTCTAGCTCCTTGCCCCGATCAATGCCTAAGTCTTGTAATAGTAATTCTAAATCCTTTAAAACTTCTTCTTTGTCAAAACCCTCTGAGCTAATAGTTCTGTGTTCGTCTTGATATGATGCCCTAAAAATATTCCCTTTTTTATTCACCGTTATTTGCATTCCATTTTCTCCATGTTTTGTTTCTTTAGTATGTTAGCCTCTTTTCTGTAGTAGTCTCTAATTTCTCTTAGTTCGTCGTGTGTGTATTTCATTGGTGGCTCTGGTGATTCTAATTTTAACACACGTTGCAAACCTATTTTTCTTATTAAGTTCTCTCTGTAGCTTCCGCTGTCGCCTTGCTTGAACCTGTTGCAACTAGATAACTGTTTGTGCACGTTGTCAGCGTTAAATCTCTTTTCAGGGTATGCGCCTACACTCAAATAATGGCCTGCGTCCCAGGGTGAACCAGTTATGTATTCTTTATCTATTGTGCCACCGCAACAAATACAAGTATCAAACCAATCCCTTTGAACTATCCATCTATTGAACTCTCTTTGCGCTTCCTTTGTTAACTGTCCCTTACCCTTTATTAACTCCTTGCGTTTTCTTAAATCCCTCTTAACGCTTTTCCGTTCTTCATCCTCCTTTTTCTTTAAAATTTTCTGGCTGTACTTAAAACCGCACGAAGGTGAGCACCATTGTTGCAAACTGTTTTTCTTTTCATACTCTCCCTTGCATATTTTACATTTATATTTTTTCGGCTTTTTCTTTCTCCCTTTTTTGACCATCAACATACTCCCTGTAGTTGTCGTTAAATTTAAACTCCCACCATTCAATCCATGTAAATCTCTTTTTATGCCCTGCCCCTGCGTCTATGGGAAACGGTATCCTGTCTTTTCTTATGCGCCACACATAACGAGCAGCGCATAATTTTAGGTGTTCGTAGTCAGTCATTCGCCCTAATTAGTTTCTCCTTTTTGAAAAGCACCAAAGGAACAGAAACTTTTCTTCCCTTAACTTTACCATCCCAATATCTAGCTCCCTCCCGCTTTGGACTTCTTCGATAACTTCTGGGGTGGCTTTTTCTTGTACCTTCTTTGCTGTGTTTACGCTTCTCTCAGAAACGCTCAACATCTGTGCTGCTTCAGATCTGCTGACTTCCTGCAAATTTGCAGAAGGTTTTACATCTGTTCTGCTTCCTTGCTTCATATTAGCAACACTAGCCGCAACCATTGCTCGCTGGCTCTCGTTAAGGTGCCTTCTGTGTAGATTTAAAGATATGACATAAGACAAAGGATCGCTTCCTTCGTACTCTGTGAACCTTGGTTCTATTCCTGCAGACTCACAAGCCATAAACCTATTACGTCCATCAAGGATCTTTCCCTCGTAAGTAATTACATCGTCAATAAGTCCGTTTTTCTTAATGTCTTCTTTTAGTCTGTCAAACTCATCGCCCTTAATCATTGGGAATAAGTTAGCGTATTCATGAAACTCCATTTCCTTACCCTCTAGTTAGATATTTTTAATTCCCATAACTTTTAAACTCCCTATGCTGTCATGCCTTGCTCTTGTCTCATACCGTAATACACCGAGTCCTCTGGTATAGTTATTGGTATTCTGTAGTCAATGCAGAAATTATGTATACATGTCATAAAATTAAAAAACTGC